CCCTCCATTCTTGATAGTATATGCTGCAAAAGGCAAGTAATCTACCATAGCATAGTGTATAAGCATAGGTTGTACATAAGTGTTTACTAGTGTTAGATAGTTTCCTGTTAAATTATTAGCTAGGATATCATTGCTAATCTTGTTGTATAAATCAGAACCTAGATAGTTTCTAACGTGAATCTCTTGCGCTATCTTAATGAACTGAATAAATTTATCAGTATCTACATTACCATCTAAGATGCTATTTCTTACTAAATCTGTTCTTGTTATAAATAGTGCTGTAGCCATTATCCTCTAGGTTTTAAAAATCCTCTATTTTTCATATCTTTTGGTCTTTTAGCTACTTTAGGATTATTTACCTCAGGAGTAAAGCCTTCCTTCTTTGCTTTATTTACACTTATCTCAGCATTAGGATTAGTAGCATCAGGATTAACGCCCTTGGCCATATAGGTTTTTCTAATCCAAAAGTGATGACAATCTCCTCCTCCTTTATATAGCCAAATATCATAAGTAGCAGCTCCATTAGGTCCCCATCCTGCATTAACTGCTCTTTGACTCATAGCTTGAATGTCCTCTTTTCTATAAATTTTCTTAGCAGCTACCATCTTTTTACAAAACTCTCTGCTATTATCTGAGGTTGTTAGTGGTGCATATTGGTATCTTACTTTGAATCTTAGATTATTTTCTTCTCCATCTTGCACACTCTTTGCATTTGGTCTAGCAATTCCTGTAGAAGCTAACCCTATCATTTTGTCTAAAGCCTCTTCTTGGTCGTAATCTACTTTTCTTTCATCAACAAGTACCCAGTTTTCTAAATCTTCTTCTTCTCCAAATTCATCTAACAAGTCTGCAAGCCCCTCAGTTGCCTCAGGTTGTTGCTTACTCATCTTAACACCAGTTTCTTCTTCTCTTGTTTCTTGGTCTGTTACATTTTCTAAATCTGTAAACTCTAAAGGCTGTAACGTTTTGAAGTATAAATTAAGTGAAATACTATTATAAGCTAAGATTTGGTCAAAAGCATCTATCAATAAATTCTGAAAAGGTCTGATAACTGTGTTATCCATCAAAATAGAGGCTGTTTTAAGCTCTTCTGCGTTGTTTCCTAGCCCTGTGTTATCCTTGATGCCTAAAAGCATAGGAGAAACGATTCTATGGCTTACTAGGATTTTTCTTGAGCTTTCATCAGATAGGAATTGATATTGATTATGTGCATCAGATAACTGTACTGGCTCTATATTAGCCTGAGCATCTGCATTATCATTAAAGCTAAGGATAAACTTGCCTGCATTAGATGTGCCAGAAAACTTTTCATAGATTTTATTTTCTATTAATCTTCTTTGCTCTTCATTTGGCACTCCGTTATTGAAGTTGATTAACATAGATGGAGCTAGACCATTCATTATGTTGTTTAAGTGATAGTTGCTAATTTCTTCTTCTAGCTCACTATATTGCAAACCTCCTTGATAATCTACAGGCGAGTAGTAATAGAATCCTGCTCTGTAAGGCTTAACTACATATATCTCTATTGATTCTTTGCTATAACCAAAGCAAGGTATTCTTTTTGGCTCATCACTTGTTTTAATATTAGCCCAGTCCTTAAAATAATAATAGGCTTCTATATCTCCTTCTTCATTACATTTTTCTGCTCTTAATGTTTCAATAGGAAAATGCTCTACTTGTGCTATTTTAGTTCTATCCTTAGAATAAATAACTTGCATTGCACAGCTTCCCATCAATTTTAAGTCATATACTAGTTTTCTAACGCAATCTTTTTTAAGCAATGTTATAGCTTGTGCATATTCATCTGGTTTTTTGCTAGAATCAGTAGCATCTAATCCTTTTCCATAAATCATTTCAGACAAACCATTGATAGCAGCGTTATTTGTAGGAGAGCCATTGTATCTATCTATCAAATATTGAAAGTAATTGTTATCCTCTCCATAAGACACCCATTCTTTGCCTCTTACTTCTTTTATTTTAGGAGAAGTATATGTGCTGAGGTTTACCAGATGTACCTCAGATTTAGGTGCTGATTTTGGAGCAGTCCTGTAATTATTTACTTTTCTCATATTATTATGTAATCATTATCGTATGTATTCTCTGAAACATACACATTTTTATTTACGCTGTAATATTCATCCTCTGTTTGGTCAAGAGTTTGGTCAGTACAGAATATTTTATCTTTATAAAGGGATAAAGCTGCACCTTGTGATGCTTCCCAATTATCATAGTTCATATCCCAAGTTAAAGTGTTTTGTTCAAATAAATTAGGGTCTACAACAAAATTAAAATCATAGAATCTGCCTTCAATAAGATTAAAACTAGCTGTATATACTAATTCATCGCCATCTTGTACTAAACTAACTGTTTGATTAGTTACAACATTAGTGCTATCATCTCTTAAAAACAATGTTGCACTAGTAACATATTCCCTAGGTACAAATCTTAAAGTCTGAGCAGATGTGCTAGTCGTAAGTATCTTCATACATATATAACGATAAAACTTAATTATTTTGCATAGGAGCAAAAAAAAAGGCTAACATTTCTGCTAGCCTCTTTCTCATCAAAACATCAATTAAGCATCAGGGTCAATCTGAGTACCTGAAGCATCACTTGTAATTACTGTTGAAGTAACAAAGTAAGCTGGAGCTGTTTCCATAGCTTCAAGTGTCAAAGTGAATCCTGAGAGGTCAGCCATTGCTGCCCCGCTGACGATACTACCATTAGTAACCTCCGCTCCGTGCTCAAGTCCTACTAGGAAAAAGTTTCCATTGTAATCCTCAATAGCAACGTGAGGTCTAGCAGCAGCTAGTAATTTAATTTCTTCTTGAGTAGACTTATCTAAATAAGTTAGAGTAAGATTCAAGGTCTGAGTATAAAAGGTAGTACCATTTTCTCTTGAGGAATTGATTGTAGTCTCTAAGCTAGAATTACCTTTGATGTCATACTGATACCAAGTAGGTGTTCCTGCTAAGGCTGTAATCTCTCCTGCGGAAATGGTAGCCGTACCTAGTGTTCCATAATCAGCAAAGTAAACAGTTTTTAATCCGCCTACTGCTGACTTACAAGGTAGCGACCTTCCAGATGTTAGTGCACAAGCCATATTTTTTTAGTATTAAAAAAGGGCAGGCAGGAATTGTCCTAACCCACCCTTTATATTAGACAATTATTTTTTTTGTTATGCTAAAGTCAGCAAACTTAAATCGCTACCAATTCCGTACTGTACACCTGCAGTAAATCTCATCACTACTCTTACGTTTTGAGAACCATCTAAATCAGCCATATCTAACAATTTAACTTCTTGGTGGTCAGATAAAAGACCAGTACCAAAGTAAAGGTTAGATTTTTGACCTGCTACGATGTGGTCTGAAGGCATTCCAGGTGCAAGAATAACTTTAATTCCTTCAAAAGAAAGAGCGTTACCTTGATTGTACCATTGAGAACCTTTAGTATCTGTACCAGAAGCACCAACACCATTTGCTGCATATCCTCCTAAGTGGCGGATGTAAGATTGCCAAGCAGCTCTAGGAACATAAATACCTAAATCTTCTTTGCCATAAACAGCAGTTGGTAAAGCATCTACTACGTTAGAAAGCAAAGTTACGATGTTAGAAGATGAGAAAGCAGTTTCTCCTCCGTTAGCAGCATCATTTACATCAGCATCAGCAGCCATTAAAACTGTTAATCCATCAAATTCTCCAGCAGTACCTGTAACACCACCCCAAATGTTTTGCTCATTTTTTTCAGCTACTAACCCAGCAACGTGTGCAATTAAGAAATCACTAAATGCAGGAGGTAGGTTGTCAAATGCAGAATATCCCATTTGTACAGCTTCCCAATCTGAGTGAAAATCTTTCTTACAAAGCTCTAAGTTTACTTGGAATTCTTCTGGCTGAAGGATTCTTTCAGTTAGAGTGATTGTAGCTGTGTCAGTAAAGTCACAAGTAGCATCTTTGATAACGTTTGAATCAGTAGCTACTTTTTTAATAACCTCTTTGTATTTTACATTAGGTTTAATTTCGATATTACCTTGCTCTAATGTTGGAGAAGATAATAGTGCAGCAGCGATATATTTCCCTGCAAATTCGCCAGCATAAGTACTGGTAATACTAGTTGTAGTTGCCATTTTTTATTTTTTATTTAAGGTTTGCGATTTTTTCAAATACTCTATCTCTTGTGCTTATAGCTCTTTTTTGGCTAAATAACACTTGAGGTTTTTTTGTTTCTGTTTCAGGATTGTGCTTCAATGGAGCAACAGCAGGAGCAGATAGTTCTTCTTTTAATTGTGCTTCTTCTTTTGCTTGTTCTTCAGCCATTTCCTTTTTTTCTTTAATCATAGCTGCTATTTCTTCAACCATTGAACGAATCTCAGCTAATTCTTCTTTTGTAGCATATTCAACAGCAGCTTCTACTTCTTCTTCAACTTCTGCTTCTTTGATTTCTGCTATCATTCCTTCCTCTGATACTACTAGGATTTTACCATCTTCCATTTGGTACTCTCCTACTGGTACGGGTACACGCTCATCTTCTGTAACGATGAACACTTCATTTCCTGATTCAAAAGCCTCAGCTTCTAAAACTGTTCCGTTTTCTAGGCTCATTTGAGCTAATTTAGTTTCTTCAGTTGCTTCAGCACTAGCTTCTACTTGTTCAGTAGTAACTTCTTGCTCTTTAACTTCCTCAGAAAGCTCAATGCCTAGAAGGTTTTTAATTTCCTTTAGCATTTCTGTTGGATTTTTCATATTTATATAACGATTATTGATTTGTATTTTGCATTTTCGCTACTAGAACATAGCATATATCTTTTTGATATTAGATGAATATGAGGCTAATTCTTTTTGAATAGACTTTACACTATTAATCTTATTTTGCACTATAGTTGGAATATCTATTCCTAATTCTTTAAAAGAGGACTCTAGTTTTGCTGCTGTTTTTAAAGCATTGCTTGCGTCTGCTTCTGCTTTTTTAAAACGAACCTCAGCTTTTCTTGCAGCATCAATTAAATCTAATCCTGCTTTTTCTTGAACATCTAGCAGTTGCTCAAATTGATTGGTAAAATCATCTACCAAAGCAAGCTCTATCTTCTCTTGTTTTAGCTCAGCCTTAAATAGCTTCTCTGCAATTTCTTTTTTAATCATTTCTTAAATTTTAATTGTTACCATATATTTTTCCTATGCCTTGAGCCCATAAAGAGCCATCACAACATTTCTTAGAATAGGTGTTTGAGTCCTTACAAAGGCAACCTCTACTACTTCCTTTTGGAGATGTTCTACTAGGTGTTTTGTGTTCTTTACGCATAATTCTGTGTTTTTTGTATAAAGTATTCTATATCCCAAATAGTCGATGTACCTCCGTGAGAATTAATACCAACTGATGCGCCATTATCCAAGAAGTTTTGGTCTATATAATAATGGAATACATTATGGAAAAACTGTGGTGTTGAATTTCCCTTTATATATGCTAAAGCAATTTCAAGGTTTTGTATATTCCCACCACCATTCTCAATAGTTAAATCTAAATGCGTTTGATTAGCGTTTGGCGATTGCGCTCTAAATTGCACAGTAAGTATATAAACATCATTAAGGTTGTCGCCTTTTATTTTTTGATTTGCATCATTCTCATAATAGTCAACAAAAGAATCGCTTGTTATTACATTGCCTTTATTATTTGGCAATATAGTTAAAGTGTCAGCAGCTAAAGAAAATGGACTTGCCTCTGTATACTCTGTGTCCATATATCTACCCCATCCTAATCCACTATAAGCACCACCTTGAGGATAAATCTTTCTCCATTCTCCATTCCAAACAGTATAGACCCCTGTTGAGGTAGTAACATAAGCTCCCTCCTCTATCTGATACTGGTTTCTTATCTCATCAGTATCTACATCTGCTTGTACCTTGTATGAAGTGTTTTTTATCATCTACCTTGCCCTCTGTATTTTTTCTTATAGTTCTTTGAAGATTTTAAGCTGCTCATCTTAGTTTTAGAATGAACACTAGGTCTGCTAACCTTTGGCTTTTTTCTATAGTTTGATATTTGAATCTTAGCCATCTATTTCTTTTAGCTTATTGATTGCCCATTCTACTCCGCTAGTGCCACCCCACGCATCCCACATAAGACCT